CTGCATTCCTCTCTCCAGGGCACCGACCCACTACGGATACTCCCCCCGAAGGGGAAGTCCAATGGGGTCGGCCCCGTTCTCCCCAAGGGGAGGACTCTCTCAAGGGCCCAGGCCTAAGCCTGGGACACCCACCTGAGCTTGATATCGACGGTCTCAGGGCGTCCAGTACGCTCTAGATGATCTCTCGCAAAAGGCTCGTGGCCTCTCTTGAGGAAATGCTTCTGCAAGGCTGGAAGGCCATCCAATTTTGACTTTCGGATGACAGTCCTACCTACATAGGCCCGTACCAAGGGCTTCTGCAGATGTCCACCAACACGCTGGTAGGGCGCATACGCGCTCCCAACAGGAAGGAAGGTGAAACGGCCAAGCGCCGCGGATGTATCCTCGACAATCGGAAAGTGGGGAAGTACTCTCTCGATTTGGTTGTCAAGAAAGGCCGCCGTACGCCACATACCACGCTTGTAAACGTGGTTGCGGAATGCGACGGTCGATACAACGGCAGAAACGTCCCGGCGTGAAGTTGGGAGGGCGTGCTTCAGACGGATAGGAGTTACATCCACACCGTCATAGTAGTCGCCTCCACAAGATTCCCTGAACTTTCCAGTCCAGAAACTCTTGTTGGAATTAACTCGAAAGCCAAAGGCCTCGAGCTCCCGCATCACGCTATGCACATAGTCTACAGGGACAACAATGTCATCTCCGTAAACGCGCACGTTACCGACCAGGGATTTTAAATCCTGGAGGGTGATGGGTCTATTGAGCGCCGACTCTATCCCAAGCATGACCACGGTCGTGAAGACCATGGCCTCAATGGGGAAGCACAACGCTGAACCCATAGACGCGTATTTGGCCAGCGGGATTACCCCGTAGCCATCCACATCGGCCTTTGTACTCCTCGTAACCTGGGTCGCCGCTAAGAACCACGGAAACCTGGCCAAAAGGAGTTCTACATGCCGATTCGAGACTCTATCGGAAGCTTCGCTGAGATCCAGCGTTGCAAGATTCCCGTAGTGGGAACCCATGCACGCGAGCACTCGATTTGGGTGCTGTTGTGCAAATCCGATGAGGTAGCTAGCGAAATGGTCGCCGACGTTTGCACGTATGCGTCCTTCGACGGGGGAGGTTATCCCCACTATGTCGACTTCGCTCTCGAAGACCTTATCCTCACAAAGGAGGAGATCTTCAAGGGAGAATTTCTTCCCACGGGCTATCTCCTCGGAGACACGGTTGTAAACCGTGCCTTCGAGTTCTTGGACGAAGCTTTCGAAAACGGCCTGCTGCATGTACTGCATGCAAGTCGGTTCGATTGCGATGATCCGAGGAGTCTTGAGCGTTTTAGGGACGGTTATGACCCTTACGGGTCTCTCCGCCTCAGGTTCGAGGAACTTGACGTGATCCTGCTCTTTGTAGTAACGAGCGCTAGGCAACGCAAAATCCAGAAATGGAAATAGCGTTTCAAGCCTAGTGGTCCACTCGCGAAGTCGATACTTCCGGTTCCCGGTAAGTCGATCCGCAGTGGCACCAGGGCCATGCTTTGGAACAACCGAACCCTCATAGATGTTTCCATCCACTCGAGAAAGGACTGGACCAAAGAGCAAGGTCGCCAT